AATGGATTTGAAACCATACCATATCTAGTTTTGAAACCGATTTTTGGTTGGAATGTGTTCTCGCCAACTGCACGAACCATTTGTAATGGAACGTATGGGCAATAGAACATACCTGCATCATAAGGGTTTGTTCCTCTATAACCAACAGTCAAGTAGTCTGAACCTGCATAAGGGTCAACGTATACTTTAACTCTACCGTTTAGAACACCAGCAAAAGTATTGCCTGTGTCATCTACGTTTAGAGATGTTGATAAAGCAGGTGCGTAATCTAATACTCCTGCCATTGAAAGAGCAGATGCTACGTCTGAAGAACATAGAATAAAGTTTCCTTTACCTCTACGAGTTTCTTTAGCGATTGCATTTGATTCTCTTTCGATTTGGAACAATAATCCTTTAAATTTCTCAACTGACCATCTTCCGTTTGCATCAACGTCTAAGTTGAATGTACCTGCAGAAGCAGCTGCAGAAGCACCTGTTTTTGCTTGGATGTTGACATTTCTGACAACTTCACGGTTGATTTCAGCAAGAATTTCTGATGAAAGAATATTTGCTAATTCTGATTCTGCGTCAAGACCGTGGATTGCTTTAAGGTCTTGTGCAAGTTCTAGTGTGTATTCTGCTTTTAATGCTCTTGACTTAGCAGTAACTGTAGCTTTCTCAATTGAGAAACCCATCTGAGCGAAACCATTTGATGCTTCTACATCTCCAAGTGCCTCTGCTGATGCAGTAGACATACCTGAACCTGTATCACTAGCATAAGAACCGTTGAACGGGTCTCCTGTTTGTGCAGCAAGTGGGCCGGCAGCAGTAGGGTTAACGCCTGCAGAGTAATCACTCTGTACTTCGTCAATTCCCATTGCTTCAGATTTAGTTAAACGTGTTCCTGATGGATAATCATTATATCTTGCTTTCATAGCAAAGATTAATCCAGTAGGGCCAGTCATTGGTTGAACTCCACAAATGTCGTACGCAACGAGATTTGGCATAGCACGTCTTACTAGGGATATTAAAATCGGGTCCCAGTTAGATATACCTGTTCCAGTAGCATTTAAAGGTGCAGCTTCTTGTAGATTTTGTTCTGCAAGGGCTTTCTCTTGGTTTTCCAAGATAACTGCAGTAACAGCACGTTTGTAGTTGTCTTCGATTTTAGGTAAATCGGAGTGTTCTAGAATCGGTTGCCACTTTTCTTGTAAGTTTTCTGATAAAAACATTTTATTTTTCCTTTAAATTAAACTCTAACCTAATGGTGCGAGTTTTGTTATTGCTGAAGAGTACTTCGCCATTGTTGGGTCTACTGATTTCTCTGTTTGTTCAACTTCGAATTCATTGTCACCTTCAACAACCAAGGTCTCAGTAACTACCTTTTCACCTTCTGCAGGGAAGTAGGCACTTTTGATTTCTGCAATCTTCTCTTGGAAGTCTGCTTCGTCTTTGTAATCTACTCCTTCAGCAAGTGAAGATAGTTTTTCTTTTTGCGTATCAGTCAAGTCCGAAGACGCTTCTGACACAACATTTCCTCTCTTGAGTGTATCTAATTCTTCAACGATTGCCATGTTTTGAGACACTTCACCGTCTAGTTTAGCTTCCATCTCTTCGAGACGATTTGCGAGTTCATCGATAACATCATACTTATCTTCAGGAACGTCAACATAATGTTCTACGAACAATGTTTTCAATCCATCAATAAAGTTTTCTGTCATTTCTGACCTCAAACCACGTTCTATTGCGAGTTCGTTTTCTTTCGTCCACTCTTCTGCACAATATGTTAAGTACTTATCAACTGCTTCCGTAAGGTCACCTTTAACAGTATCAACTGTAGTTTTTAATTCTTCTTGATATTTAGCATCAAGTTCTTCTTTGACTTCCTGTACTTTTGATTGTACAGCAGCCTTAAAGATAGTCTTTGCTTTCTCAGCATTTTCTTCTGATAAGTCTAATGCTTCTGAGATTGCTGATAGGTCGTCATCTATTTCAATCTCGACTAATGAAGATTCAACGTCTGCAGAAACTTCTTCTGCGA